AGTTCGGGAGCTCGTTTAGTGTATACGGGCATTAACAGCCAGACTACTACAACATGCCGTGTTCTTACAAAGTATACAGCAAACAGTTCTGGTGGACAATTCACGGCAAACCCAGGTGGTATTCACAATTTCATGGCAATCGAATTTGCATAAGGTATAAAAATGTCAGAACAAGGAACGCCTCTTTCAGATAATATTATTGTGTGGACAACAGAGGATGGCTCTGTGCGTATTACACAAATGATCGATGACACTATTGATGTTGATGAAGAGATCGAAAGAATTACAGTAGCTCATCCCGAACTGACTTTCCGCTTTAAAGGTAAGATGTCAGAAACTGGCATTGCTATCAACTACTTCTACAAAGCTCTCGTTCTCGATGAAGATGATAACTTTGCATACGATATGGCGAAGGCTCGCGATGTGTGGAAAGACATTCTTCGTCGTCTTAGAGAACCTAAGCTGCAAGAGCTCGATCTTCAGTATCAACTTGCAGATGAAGAGGGCGATGTAGAGCTCAAGGCAGAGATTGTAGCTAAGAAGAGAATTCTCAGAGATTGCACTAACGATCCAGCGATCGCGGCTGCAACATCTCTAAACGACCTAAGAAGAACTTTACCGGAACTGTTGGCTGACTAAACATGATTGTTCGTGATGGCGATAATGCCTATGCTTTTATACACAATCCAAGAACATCTGGAACAAGCATTACAGACTATCTAATAAACCACTGTGGTGGTAGACGGTTGCGTAATGTAGATGATTATGCCCAAGAGCATTCCATCTATGCGGAAGAAGCTAGGTATCGTAAGTTTGATAACTACTTCATCTTTGGTTTTGTAAGAAATCCATTCAGCCGCGAGTCGACTCTACACAAGTTATATTGTCGCGACACAGGTAACCAGGTTGAGTTTAAAAGGTGGTTGTTTGATGACTCCATTCCGTGGTATAGAAAGCCTCAATATGGCTACTTCTGTGACATGGAAGGCAACCTCAAGTCCAACATCTTTAGGTTCGAGGACAGAAGTAGAGCTATAGCCACGATAGCTGAGACCATTGGAGCCGATAGTGAGGCTCTAGAGAAGCACAACGTTCATAACGGATTCAACACTCAGATGTCATATGTCAAACAGTATGACAACGAGATGATTGATCTTGTAGCAGAACGTTATAAAGTGGATCTCGAAGCGTTTGGATACTACTTTGATGGTTATGATGATAGAATTGTAGAAGTTCCTTTTGAGTTTACAGAAGACACTATCAACTACAATATCAAGCCTCTTGAGCATAGGTATGTGAATGTATGACTCAGCTAAGCTATGAGCACTACATACCTGAAGTATTCTTAAAAGACTTCAAAGAAGAGCTGTGGGTCGACCAGCAAATGGTTCGTGAAGCCTGGTGTATAGAGCTAGAGGAAGCTCAGCCAATCATCGACAATCTCGTTGAGGCATTTCCCGATCTTACAAGAGAATACTTGTGCAGTATGAGATCCAATATGATTGGATACGCTGCAAACTATAGGCCTCCTTACTCAAATGGTTGCGTAAGTTGGTATACGTGGGACTATCTAACCGAGAAAGACCATCTAGATTACAACATCTTCCTACCTGATGGGTGCAAATTACATAGATGGTTTGGTAAGAAGTACGATATGGAAACCAAGGAAGTGTGGTTGAAATATGTATTCAAAAGCTCGACTATGCATTGTCCACCTCTTCCACCATGTAAAGCTCAACCATTCTATGCTATGATCTCAGACCAGGAAGGCAATGTTCTTCCTTATGTCGATGTGTATTTTAACTCTACTCATGAAGATATGAAGCAGTATTGTAATGCAATGGGTTTAACCTATCCAGCTCCACCCGAACTTGAGGACTACGATAGTAGACGTCTGTGGGCAGTTGTGTATGATTATGAAACGCTAGAGATCACGAAGGTAAAGGCATATGACATCTTCAACTTTAAAAAACGATCCGGCACTCAATAGCTACTTAAGAGAGCTCGATGAAAAGTTTTGGAAAACAATGGAGTATGAGTTATTTCTGCATAATATAAATAACTCATCAACTACGGAACCTAACGATGGCGCTCAAAGCAAACATTACAATAGATCAGGGTACAACCTACTCGACCAACATTGACGTTGCAGATGACAACGGTGATCCTGTAGATCTAACTGGCTTTTCCGGAGCAGCTCAGCTTCGTAAGCACTATACGTCAACTAATGCTCATGCGTTTGCCGTTTCAATTGCAAACGCTACTGGTGTTGTGACTCTTTCTATGACAGCCAACGTTACAGCAAACATCGCAGCCGGTAGATATGTGTATGATTGTGAGCTAACAGATCCTCAAGGAACTGTATCAAGACTGATCGAAGGCATTGTAACAGTAACCCCTCAAGTAACGAGGTAACAGATGACGCTTAGAGCTAGCCTGTCGGGAAGAATCAGCAACAATGTTGTGACTGTTTCAAAGACGGACGGTCGCCTTAGCTCTACTGCGCCTGCTGTACAACTGAAAAATCAAGTAAGCGAGATTAGATCTATTGAAGATATTGCAGATGTGGTACGTACAAACCCTATCAATGGTGCAACTCTAGTCTACAATGCTGTTTTAGATAAATATGAAGTTAAACCAATTGATCTAGGTGCCACCGGTTTGGATGGCGGAACATTTTAAGGGATAGAAGATGGCAGATAATCTAATTCAGATTAAAAGGTCAGAAACTACAGCTACCCCTACATTATTAGCTAACGGTGAACTAGCTTGGACTGGCAACGGAAGCGTACTTTTCATTGGTAACAACAATGCTGTTGTTGCTATTGCAGGAGCACGCTCTCCAGGCACACTAACGGCTAATCAGGCTCTTGTTGCTAACTCAACTTCTGGTATTGACCGAGTTATTACATCTAATGCGATTGTAACAACCCTTACGGCCAACGGATCCACTGGTACTGCGGGGCAAATTCTAACGTCTAACGGCACAGTATCATACTGGGCAAACCCTGCTAACTCATCATTTACTATTGCAGGCGACTCTGGTACGGATGTTGTTGCAACGGGTCAGACTCTAACGTTTGCAAGCGCCAACGGCCTTACAACAGCTGTTACGGACAATCAGGTAACGTTCTCGGTTGACACAGGCAGCTCGCTAACCGTTAACGCAACTGGTATTCATGTTAACTCGACAAACCTATCAATTGCTACTTCCCAGCTAACTGGTGACGTTGCTCTTGGTACGAATACCTCGGGTAACTATGTAGCGACGATTACAGCCGGTGCTGGTATTTCCGGTTCATCTTCATCAGAAGGTGGAACTCCTACGATTGCTGTTGTAGCAGGTAGTGGTGTTGCATCTAATGCTACAGGTGTACACGTTGTAGCAGGCGCTGGTATTGCATCCAACGCAACCGGTGTCCATGTTGTTGCTGGTAATACTACAGTCGTTTCAAACACAACCGGTGTATATGTCAACGCTGCAGCTCTTTCTATTGCTACTTCGCAGCTTTCAGGTGACGTTGCTCTTGGCACAAATACATCTGGTAACTATGTAGCTACAATCACTGCAGGCGCTGGTATTTCTGGCTCATCTTCTGCAGAAGGTGGTACGCCTACCATCGCAGTTGTAGCGGGTAGCGGTGTTGCTTCCAACTCTACTGGTGTTCACGTTGTTGCTGGTGGTGGTGTAGCTTCTAACTCAACTGGTGTACACGTTGTAGCTGGAACAAACGGTGGCCTAGTATCGAACTCGACTGGCGTATTTGTTAACGCTGGCTCTGGTCTACTTTCTAACGCTACCGGTCTACATGTCGGCACCGCCAATGGTATTACAGTAGCAGCGGATACAGTAGGCGTTCTCGCCGGCTCGACTCTGACTGTTAACTCTACTGGTGTTCATGTTAACAGCGCACTCTCGATTACAGACCTTTCACTTTCAGGTAACCTGACTGTTCAAGGCACGCTGACAACTGTTGATACAGTTAACCTAACTATCAAAGACTCGATGATCGAGCTTGCAAACGGTAACGTTTCCACAGACTCAATCGACATTGGTTTCTACGGTCAGTATGGTGAAACGGGTGCCAAATTCACCGGTATGTTCCGTGACGCTTCTGATAGCGGTATCTTCAAGATATACTCAGGCCTAACTGTAGAACCAACTACAACTGTCGATACAGCTAACACGAGCTACACACAGGGAACTTTACAGGCGTTCCTGAGATCCGGTGGGCTTGTTTCTAACTCAACTGCAGTAACTCTGACCGCAAACTCGACATTGGCTGTTAACCTTACAGCTAACTCGATGACACTTTCAACGCCACTCGCTGCTACATCGGGTGGTACTGGTTTGAACACATATACAGCTGGTGATCTTATCGTGGCAACAGCAACAAATACCCTATCAAAGCTATCAATTGCAGCTTCGGGTAGAGTGCTTATGTCAAACGGAACGGCCATCATCTATGATACACTCGACGGAGGCACATTCTAATAATGGAAGCTGAATTTGTTAACGAGTATATTGCTCGTCTGATAGCTAATTTACATGACGCTGTAAGTAAAAACGTTCTTCACGAAGCAAGGGTGGCGATACTCGAAAAGACTCTCGCCACCCTTCAAGTGGAACACGAAAAGCTCAGCCAAGAGCTCGAGCGCGCTAAGAAGAGAACTAAGACTGTCGCCGAGTAAAGTGGTAGTCTCCATCCACAACACCCATGTGGATCTTCGATACTAAGTCAAAGCCAAGCTCATTCAGATACTGAGACACTGTGTCAACCTTAGGTGCTCCGAGGTTGTACTCCTCGTGCTGCATCTCAATGATGATGTCCTTACAACTCTCAAGAGTCTTATTGGCACCTGCTAGGACCAGAAACTCTGCGCCTTGTACATCGATCTTAATTAGATCCGGCAGAGGATAGCCACGTTCTTCTACAATATCATCCAGCGATCTCATCTTCTTATGGACCATATGGTCCTCGGAGAAGAAGTCGGTGTTCTCTTTATATACAGAGTTGCCAGCGGGATCCATTGAGTTTTCATAGAACTCAACCCAGCGAGTGAAGTCTCCGACTGGACCATCACAGTAATAATCAAGACCAGATTCCTTATACAGGAACTCCGCATGGTTCATTGCATCGAACATTACGATCTTTGAGTCCGGCCAGATCTTGCGAGCTTCCTTTGTCCAGTGCATAACGCAAGCACCAATGTCGTAGATCACCTTTGGTTGAATATTCATTTGCTTAAGATAATCGACATGATCCTTTGGCTGATCATCTCTTAGCGATAGCTCTCTAAGTCTTTCGTGAACAGGATTGGCAACTGGCACTTGGACGTGCATCGTTGTAGAACCAATGTGTCCACAAAGAATCGATGGATCACACCACAACTTGAATCCTTTAGCCATCGCCTTCTTACAAAAGTCTGTATCTTCACTAATTGTATCCCCATGATCCAATGCAGGGTGATATACGAACTGAGGATATCCAACGCCGACCAGGACTTCCTTCTTTACTAGGACACACCCAAACCCACAGCCACCGATTCCAACCAGCTTCCAGGGCCTTGCGTATAGCTCTTCGGCGGACATTCTTCCACCAAACGGCTCATAGATTTCTAGTTGCTGAGGTTCTAGTCTTTGCCTATAAACCCCTGTAACAAGATCCTGGTCGTGAGACAACAGCTTCTTTAATGTATCCGATGGGAACGTAATGTCGTGATCGACGGAGAACAGATAGTCAAACCCACGAACAACCCAGTCTGCAATCAGGTTACGAACCTGGTCCACTCTATACCCATAGAAGTACTGAAAGTCCACCTCATATCCTTCCGGCACTTCCAAATCGTAGATAGACTTGAATGTTTCCGCTTCGATATAGCGAGCAGTAGGGATTGCAATTAGGATCTTTTTCATAACGGTCTCAGATCAATCTGTCCTGGCTTGAATGGGGAGCTTGTACCAACTACCATGTCAGCATTCTTTGTCTGCTCCGCGGAGTTGACTTTATAGTCATTGATTGGGTTGGCGTCATTATAGTTATACACGACTTCTGGAATGCAGACAACCTTATTTGGATCTGCTGCCTCGAGCATTGTATAGAACACTGCTGTGTCACCACCAGCCTTTAGCCAGTTTCCTTCTCTATCTCTGAACGCAGAACTACCATGCCAGCCCAAATGATCGTGCATTAAACGAGCTCTGAATGTCCGCAGATGAGTGTATGGCATGTTCCAGTTGAACTTATAGCTGCGATAAGTCTTGCTTGCCTTCACGTCTGGCGGGTATTCCTGAGATATAAGAGGAATATTATCAACAACAGACCAGCAAGAACCATATGTAAACTCCGCACCTTCATTATAAAAATTATTGTATTTGTGGAATAGTGATGGATCGTTGACGAGCCAATCATCACCATCAAGCAGCATTACGATGTCTCTGTGGCTGCACTCGTGTTGAATAGTATCAACTTGATTCCTGACTGCTCCTTTGTTTTCACTATTACGACGAACAATGAACCTATTGCGAATCTCTTTTGGCAGAGAGTTGATACAGCTTTGCGCTACACTTACTGTCTTGTCAGTTGAGCAGTCATCAATGATGTACATGATATAGTCTGGGTAGTCTTGCTGAGCAACTGATTCGATGCATCGTGCAATATACTTCTCAGCATTGTAAACGGGGGTAACAACAGCAATCAGTGAGGTCTCGTTGCTCTTTGGTTCCACCATCTCTTCCGGATTCATGAACCTACGATTGAAAACTTTACGGACCTTTGTGTTGATCTTCTGAACTTCCCGATACTCATTGATTGGCAAGTATTCACCCAGCTTCTTATACAGATGCTGCTTCCATTGAAGAGCCACGGTATCCCAAGTGCAGATGTCCTTGACCTGGTTACAGGCATACATCTTCTGCTGGTGAAGGTAAGGTGTGTTATACGCCTCTACAACTTTGTCAACAAAAAGATTGACCTGGTTGTCTTGATTCAACCACTGCATTGCCCAGTTGGGCTCGACGGGATACTTGATCTTCCATGAAGCAAGATCAATTGCAGTCTCTTCAAGTGCTCCGAACTGACATGTGATCAATGGAACATTATGAGCAAGAGCCTCCAGTGTCGAGATACCGAACGTCTCTGGGAACCCTACAGGATAGATCATGTAGGACGCTTTACGGAGAATGTCAGAGATCTCTTGCTGAGTGATAACCCCAGTGAACTCGATGTTCCCACCGTATTGGATCATCATCTCGGTCCAGTCCTTCTGCTGCTGATCAGGACCAGCAGCTTCTCTGAACTTATAGAAGCCACCGATGATCTTTAGCTCAGCATTGGGGATTCGCTCTTTGACCTTAGGCCAGATCTGCTTGACTAGAGGAACCATTCCCTTGGTAACAGAAGCATTGAAGACGAAGAGGTTAGGATCCTTATCCCGAACATCGATCCAACTAGGATTCATGTTCCCGATACCATTACGAGTCATGAAGATGTGGTTCTTTAGCACATCATAGTTACGGCGGAATCCATGATCACAGTGAGTGACATATCCTGTATGCCAGTCAGAGAGTGTGAAGATTTCGTTTAGTTTACCAACGTTGATCAGATACTCGATCTGATCGTCACCTTCACAGAATGTATCGTGCATCCACAGACAGACGTGCTTGGCATTAGCAACAACCAGCCAATCTTCCGCAATAGGTTTTACAGAGCGTGATACGACAACCACATCGTATTGATCTTCTAGAGAGGTTGCAGCTCCAACAGGAGTGTAGATTACTTTGCTGTAGATTCCTGGCCGCGAATCATCAGACGTACAGTCATTATAGACAGTAACATCGAAGCCGATCTTAGCCAGCTCTTGAGACATACGAATGACAGCTGATTCCGATCCACCTAGGCCTCTCTTCTCGAGAGTGGATCCATCATAAGTGAGACCAAGCGTGTCAATAAATGCTATCTTCATAACTTCTCATTATAAATAGAACTGTATAAATGTCAACTAGATAGTTGACCACTGTAGATATATATCTGTTTGAGGAGCCACATGGCAGACAATAAGATCCAGATGAAGCGCACGTCCGTATCAGGTCGTACGCCAAACACAACCAACTCAGGAAACACCTCGTTCATTGATGCGGGTGAGCTAGCGGTTAACCTCACAGACCGAAAGGTATATTCATCTAACGGTACGGCTGTATTTGAGGTTGGTTCAAATCTAGCCACACTCTCTGTCACCACTTCGGCGACTCTGAACAACGATGTTACTTTAGGTTTTAAAACAACAAACGGTAATACTGTTGGTATGAGACAACAGTCTGACGACAACTTTGTAATGTATACCGCAAACACGACCGGTGGTCAACGAGCAGTATTCAATGTATACGCGAATACCAACCACGGCACTCAGGCTGGCGCGTTAAGATTTAACACCCACGTTGATATGGCAGGTGGTGGGGTATATGCTAACAATACCCTTGGAACAGCCGGCCAGGTGCTAGCATCGAACGGCTCAGGTCTGTACTGGACATCTGGTGTAGCTGGCTTTACAGGATCTGCTGGCGCGCAAGGACCTCAGGGTGCAACTGGATTTACTGGTAGCACTGGTCCAGCCGGCCCACAAGGCCCAGTTGGCTTTACTGGCTCTACAGGTCCTCAAGGCGCCCAAGGTGCAACGGGTCCTCAAGGCCCTATTGGTTTCACTGGTTCACAAGGTGCTCAGGGTGCTCAAGGCGCAACGGGCCCAACTGGTCCTCAAGGAACAACAGGATTCACTGGCTCGGTGGGTGCAACTGGACCGCAAGGAACCACAGGGTTTACTGGTTCGGTAGGCGCTCAAGGGCCAACTGGATCTACGGGTCCACAAGGTCCTATTGGATTTACTGGCTCCACTGGTCCTCAAGGCGCGCAAGGTGCAACCGGATCTACGGGTCCACAAGGTCCTATTGGATTTACAGGTTCTGCTGGCCCACAGGGTGCTCAGGGTGCAACTGGTCCTACCGGTCCACAGGGTACGACTGGTTTCACTGGGTCTCAGGGTGCTCAAGGCCCCGCTGGTCCAACGGGACCTCAAGGAACAACGGGCTTCACCGGATCGACTGGCGCACAAGGTCCAGCTGGTCCAGCTGGTCCACAGGGTCCTATCGGATTTACTGGATCCCAAGGAGCACAAGGTGTTACTGGTCCACAGGGTCCTATCGGATTTACTGGCTCTACTGGTGATAAAGGTGGTGTGAGATATGCATTTAGCACCACAACCACGGATGCTGATCCTGGTGCAGGCATTCTCGCCTACAATAATGCTACAATTGCATCCGTAACTCAGATTTTTATTGATAACGTAGATGCCGCAAGTGTAACACAGACCACATGGTTTGATACATGGGATGATAGTACAAATACTGTAAGAGGTCAACTGACTATTGTTGGCAACGTTGCAGGTAGCACTGTTGTCAATGTATTCAATGTGACAGGTGCAGTGACTGCGGCAACTGGTTATTATAAGATTCCTGTTGCGTATGTTTCTGGGTCTCTTCCAGCCAACGCGGCCGCTCTGGCAGTAAACTTTTCCCGAACAGGTAATCTTGGCTTTACAGGATCTCAAGGTGCAACTGGTCCTCAAGGTCCTATTGGTTTCACTGGCTCTACGGGTGCTCAAGGCGCTCAGGGCGCCACTGGTCCTACTGGTCCTCAAGGACCAATCGGCTTTACCGGATCTGCTGGACCTCAAGGTGCAACAGGCCCAGCTGGCCCACAAGGACCTATAGGATTTACTGGATCCGCTGGGCCTCAAGGTGCTCAAGGTGCGACTGGATCAACAGGACCTACAGGTCCAACCGGCCCACAGGGTTCAATTGGTTTCACTGGATCTGGGGGCGCTCTTCTAACAGCTGTTGATGATAGAATTATCGAACCATCAGCAATTTCTGCTAGCAGAATGCAGTTTGGTTTTACGTCTTGGAATAACAACAACGGATCCCCGTATGCTGACTACCTCCATATGCGTAGTTACAGCGATAGTTCTGGTGGCAATGATAACCTCGTTGCGTTCCGTAAAGATGCTATCGGCATGCGCATATGGCAGGCGCCATTTGGCAACACTAGTGCATACTCTTCTTACGGAGATGTTGTTATTGCCAATACAACAGGTGGAGCTACTCTATCTGGTAACTTTGTTGCAGGGCAGGCCAACTCAAACCAACTTGTAACACTTACAACCGATGGTTCTATTGAAATTGTTCGCGCTGGTGCTGGGGCTTACATTGACTTCAAGAATACCGGTGCTGAGGACTTTGACACTAGAATTCAGCAGGACGGTAATGGCCTTAACATCTCGGGATCAACTAGGTCGCCAATTTACTATGATAGTAACGACACTGGTTACTACATCGACCCCGCAAGTGGATCCGTTCTTGGCGGTAACATTTCTATTGTTGGTGGCCGTCCAATAACGCTTAGCAGCAGTTCTGGTAGCGTACAGATTAAAGCTGATGCCGGCGGGTGGTCTAATGGATTATTGTTCTATGGTTCCTCTAACACATATCGAGGAGGCTTTGGTGCTCTAGGAAGCGTTGATTCTCTTTCCTACTACTGGATTGGTTCAGACTACAATACCGCTGCTCTTTACATTTACGCATCAGGATATGCAGAAGCTTCGGGATCTCTTCGAGCTCCTATCTTTTATGATAGTAATAATACTGGCTACTATATCGATCCAACCAATGTATCAAATATAGTAGATCTAATCATTGCCCAAAATATTGCATCCCCTGCAAACTACTACAATGGTTTGCAGCTAGAAGTACAGGCAACTAGCGGAACGGCTGGCATTGGTCTTCACCGTTCAGGGTTTTCGCACTGCGGCATCTATCATGATACTTCAAACCAGTTGAGATTTAACTTTAATGGTGGCACAGTTCAGTTGAATCATGATATTGGCACTGTAATTGGTACATCTGCCAGTGGTCAAAACACAGTTGATCTCCGTGCCCCAATTTTCTATGACCAAAACAACACTGGATTTTACGTTAATCCAAACGACCTAACATTTGTAAACACCATTATTACGGCTGGAAATATTACTGCCCGAGGCGATCTTATTGTAGGTGAATCTGGAGTCGATAACGCTTCTTATATCTATATGCAGGATACTGATGAAGGCCAGCGAACAATCCACTGTAACACAAACCGTATCGGCTTCCTAACCCAAGCTGGTGGCTGGGGATCGTATTGTGAAGATAATGGATCGTGGCGATCAGAAGCTGATATGATGGCGCCTATCTTCTACGATATTAATAACACGGGTTATTACATAGACGGTGCTAGTACCTCAAGTCTAAATGCTCTTAATATGCAAGGTCTTCTGATCGGCCGAAATAGTAGTGGTACTAATGTCAATGTTATGAATGACACCGGGTCATTCTCTGTTCGTGGTGACGTAAACAACGGTGCAGTTATATCATTCCACAGGGTTAATGCGTGGGCCATCAACATGGGAATCGGGACGGACAACGTCTTTACGATTGGTGGTTGGTCAGCCCAGTCAAACTGTCTTACTGTAAATGGATCTGGTGTCGTTACGGCTCTGAATGACTTCCGCGCGCCTATCTTCTATGATAGTAATGACACCGGATACTATTTAGATCCGGCTAGTAATAATCGTATAAGAAACCTGAACCTAGGTGGTGGTGGCGGTTTCGATGCCACAATTCACATTGTAGGTATTCAGGGTGGTAACGGTCGTCTGACACAGATGTCTCCTAACGGAGCCAA